TCTTCCAGTCGTTGATACCGTGCTCCATGATGAGCAGATCAGTATCAGCCAGCGCCAGTGTCGTGATCGATGCGAGGTTCCATGCGACAGCTGTACCATCGCCATTGGTGTCGAAGCCCAAATGCGCACCCGTCATTCCGAGCAGTAGCGATTGAAGCTTTTGAGCATTCCAGATCGAATCACCGCGGAATCCGACGCCCTTTCCGACGAGCGGCCCGCGCGCGCCGCCGAAGCGCTGGTACGCGGCCGGCGCGGTCGCTCCTGCGGTAACGTGCAGTTTTCGGAGCGAAGAATTCAGGCAGTCGAAGCGGACGTATGCGGCGCCGGCGGGCATCGTCTTGGTGGTGCCGGCCGCCCAGCCCGTTCCCTCACCCTTGATAAAGCGCTGGTTCGCGTCGTAGTAGATGATATCGACACCCGCATGCGAGGTGCAGTAGACCCGGCCCGGGACAACGGGGATATAGCCGGTGACGAAATAACCCGCCGTAGTGGATGCCACGCCCGTAGCGGGGTCGAAGCTCATCGCCGCAGTGATGCGCTCAAGGTCAAAGAGGTTGCGGCCGTCCGATACGAATTCTGCCGAGCGATCAGCGTATGACGCAGCCAACCCAGCAGGCGCCACCGCGCTGTAGAAATGATCGTAGGAGCCTGGTAGTGTCGCGCCTTCGACAATCATCATGGTCTGGCGATTCGCGCCGCCAGTGCCCGATGCGAAGGTGATGCGTACGCTGTACGAACCGAATGGGGGTGTGAATGTGTAGGTCGATGCGGCGCACACGACAAGCGGGCTGACGAACGTGCCAGTGCTGTCGTAATATGCCAGGCTGAATATTGCGACGTTGGTCGTGTGAAGCTGCCCGCCCTTGATGACGATTTTTCCGGTCGTCTCGAAGTTGGCGTAAGTCTCGAGCGCGCCGGCTGCGTCAACAATTTTATTGAACGTGCAGGCCGTGATGTCGAATAGGTTCAGGGACGAGAGCAAGGCATCGCTCGCGCGCTGGCCAACGCGAGTTGCGTTGATGCTCGGATAGGCCGCAATCGCCGTCGACGAGCCGGAATCAATCCGCTTGTACTCGACCGCCGCCACATCGCCCGATCCCTGCACCTTGAAGTACACGCCGTCAGCGACAGCGGCACGGCCCGCCGATTCAGTGGCATATACGCCCGCCTGGATTAGTGCCGCGTCGCGCGCGCCCTCAGCGCCATTCTCTGCAGTGGCCGCGCTAGCAGCAGACGCTGCCGCCGCATCCGAGTGGGCTGCCGCATTCGGGAATTCGGCGAGTACCGAAGACAGCGTGCGCTTGGAATTCCCCATCCGGTCGGTCGCAGTCTCGGAGCTCGACGTGGCGATTTCGGCGATGTGGTCAACGTCAAGCTTTGCGTTATTCAGGTCGGTAATGTTGATGGCTGCCATGTGATCCTTTGGGCGTAAAAAAGCCCGCCGAAGCGAGCCCTGTTTGAGTGCGAAAAGTCTTAGCTGATGATTCCGGTCTTGCTCGGAATATCCTCGGTGTCCATCTGGTAATAGTCTGCGCTGTAGTTGATCGCCCGAATGGTGGCGTACTGACTGTCTGAGATGTCGATCTCCTGCACTAGGTAGGCCATGGCGCCGCGCGCGCTGTCAGCCGCAAAGCTGAAGATGGTCCGGATGCCGTCGGCGCCGTAGCTCGTCACGATCGCCTCCGCCGGCATGCTCTGCAAAATCACCTTATTCGGCGCACTGCCGGCCGTGACCGGAATGCTTTGCAGCGAGCCGTCGCGCTTCATCAGCACGATGCTGTGCGCCAGAGCGTCGGTAAATTCCACGTCCTGGCTCAGCGTCAACTCGAGTCCAGCCTGCCCGACAATCTCGCCGTCGTAGCTTTTGAACCGCGTGTTGTCCACCACATCAATACGGGCGTTCGGCAGCAACGCCCGCGCATCGAGCGTGGTCATGGTTTCAATCGTGATGCGCTGCCCGCGAATCTTGTAGTACTCGCGGTTGGCACGCAGCCACGCTTGGTCAAAACTACGGATACCTGCAATTTCGAATTTCTTCAGCTTGGTGTATTCGCCATCGAGGGGAAGCGTGATCGTTTCAGACTGCTGGGTGTCGGGGTCTGAGTACACGAATTCAACCCCGTCATACTCCGAGTCGCTGGCAAACTTTCGCGTGATCGTCTCACTGTTCGGCTTTTTGTTCCGATGCGTGAACAGTGCCGTGCTAGCCTCCTGCGCCTGGTCGAGCGCAAACCGGATCTTCCCGTTCTGGCGATACGCGATGCAAAACCCGGCGTTGGCAATATTGATCACAGTCTCTTCGTAGCTGGTATTGTCACTGTCGAAGGTATAGTTGAACTGGCCTGCCTCGACATTCCACGCGTCGAGCGTCTGCTGTATCGCCCAGATCTGCGGCATGTCGACCTCAGTCGCAAGGTCGCGCGCACCGATCTTTGGATCGACGGAAACTGCGGCCATGATATCGGCCAACTTCGACGACGCCGAAATTGTGCCGCTCACATGTGCGCCGGTTTCGTCAAAAGCGCCGGAGAAAGTCGTTCCGTTGTAAGTCGGAATCTTGCGCCCAGCAATGCAGTTCAGCTGGCGGTTCTTCGTTGCCGTGGCTCGCGCGGTCGCCTTCGTGACTGTATGGATCGTCGTCTTGTTCCCGAAGTGCTCTCGGTCAACCGGGCTGACGCTGTACAGGTCGGCCCACTTAATCTCGTCCTGCACGGTACCGTCAAATGCAAAATCATGGTACGTGGTTCGCTTCATTCTCACCCTCGCCGGGCCAACCCATGACGTCACGTACTCGAGGGTTTCAGCGCATTCCTGCTGTGTCGCACCGGTAACGCTTGCCACCGTGGATTCAACAAGTCCAGTTGGCTCCAAATCCTCGTCGAGCTGCTCAACATCAAGCTGAAAACCAACACTCGCAACGGACTTGCCGCCGTTGTCCTTGTACAGTCCATTAGGCGCGACCACGTTGCACCATACCTCAGTCCGGTCGGCCGCAGGAAGCGTTATCCAGTCCGTGTAACCAGGTTGGTATTCAGAGTCAAGGTCCGCCTCCACCGTGAAATCGGCAATGAAATTGAACGAGTCCAATTCGACAAAACCATTGCCGACCTCGGTAATCTGGTAGTCGCCGGAATAGTTGTAAATGATCTCAGGGTCGGACTCGTCCACGACGTCATCCATCGTGATTGTGATCCAGTCACCGATCTCAAAAATTGAATTGAAGTTCGGGCTGGCGGAAACTTGCGTAAGTATGTCGTTAGTGCCGTTCTGGCTGAATATGTACCGATCGTTCGGCTGGATTCCAACTTGGTTGATCGCCATCAGGGTGATGCCATCAACCTCGATTGCCCGCCGCGTGGTCAGGATAACGTCGATAATCGCATCGCCAATTAGTGTTGAAGGAGTCCCTCCGTTAGGGCTGGTGAAAGGCTCGTAAATTGCCGCGCTAGCGCTCTCGATATCGCTGATCAGTGTATCGCCGTCGCGGACCTCTGAAATATCGTAGTAGCCACGACCGACGCAGTAATACCCGTACTCGAATTCTTCGTTATTTAGGTACTTGGTGTACGTCGGCATCATCAGCGATGGGATCGACTTGACCGTGCCATAGATGTCCTCGACGCGCTGGTACATCCGAACCTCGTTCTGGCGATTCCCCAGCGAGTTATTCGGGCTTTGCTGCGTCCGGTTCACATTGCCAGGCATTACCGGCTTGGGCATCAGCACGATAGCCGCAATCACAAACACGGCCAGGATCGCGTAAGCCACCCAAATCGCAGACCCGGGAGACTGCAGGATCGTATATTGCTCGCAATCCCCGGCGAGCATTGCCTCTATATTGCCAGTGATGTCGTTCTCGCCGCAGGGCTCGCCAGCAAAGATCTGCAGATTAACCGTCGGCGCCGCGCCGTAATGTGAAAGCAGCCACTCGCCCAGGCTACGCGCATCGAATTCCAGCGGAGCAACCGGAGCGAACGGGTGTTCGTAAAGACGAATCTTAATCATGCCGACTTGCTCCAAAATTCAATGACGCGGTACTCGTCGGCGATCACGCTCATTTCTTGATACTGGTTACCGGAGTCTAAGGCGTGTAGCACCTTCCCTTGGTAGTAAATGCCGCAATGGTGCAGGCCGGTCCGGGCGGTCCTCCCCATTAAAACCACGCAGTAATCGACCGGCTCGGCGATCTGGCCGAATCCGTCCGGAACCTTGTGCAATGCCAGCCGAAAGTCGGCCGCGATCGTCCGGATTGATGCGTTGATCGTCTTGTAGTCGGTGACAGATTCCGCAAGCTCTGACGTGTACACGTCGGCCACCAGCGACCAGCATGGCGGCGCCGGGTAGAATTTGGCCAGGTAGGCGTTGGTATCCATCAGAGAAATCCTCGCATCATTTGCACTTCCTTAGGCGTGTAAAGCTCGCCTGTCCTTAAAACGTTCAGGCGGGGCGACACGGCACTGATGCTTGCCGCTCCAATCGTGTACGATATTGATTCCACCTGCAGCGTCGCAGTGGCCTGTGGCTCTTCCAAATCGTCGCTGAGGTATTCGCGATAGACCACGATGATTTTTTCCTGCGTATCGACAGGTATCGAATCCATTTCGACGCGGAACTCATCCATTGCATCGACCAGGTCAAGCTTGATTTCCATTTTCTGATCCAGGTGACCAGCCGATCCGGCCAGGCTAATCTCCATGTTTGTCGGCCGCATGGTCATGGGCCCGGCGCCTGCGGACGTCTCGCCGGCATAAGGCTCGCGCCACAGATGCCATACTTGGCTCAGTGCTGAGTGGCTGATCTGCAATGTCTGGATCGGCCAAATTGCCTGCGGCGCGCTGGCGAAAAATACGCGCAGCTGGGATTCGAGGTCTAGGCTCATGCGAAGTCCAGCACGTTTGAATCGATGTTGGCAAATTGCTCGATTTGCTCAAGAAGCGCATCGGACCCCTCACCCGCCGAGTTGTACAGGTCAATCAGACTTGAAGCGTCTGCCGCGGTAATGTCGTAGACATTGCTTTCAGCTTCGACCGTGAACGCGACAATGGTCACGATGCCGCCCGTCCGCGTCACCGAGTAGCTGCCCGGCACAATGTTCACAGCATGCGTGTCGGTTCCGAATCCAGAATCGAGCGGCATATCGAACGTGATGGCCCCTTTCTTGATGATGTGGTGATAGAACGCCACCCATATCGAAAATTTGAGCTTGTCGAGCATCAGCGTCACGCTATACCGCTGCGCGCCACGATCGTAAGCCATGCCGTAGCGCGGCGCGCCGCCGGAAACTTCCGTGCGAACCACGCCGCCAGGGCCGTCAAACGAATAGGCCGCGACAGTCGGCTTGAAACCGTTTGGTATTGTTGGCATTATCCGCGCGTCCTTGGAACGTTGAAATTGCGCCCCATCGAACGGGACGTCTTGCTGTTTGGATCGCCCAGCTGCGCGGCGGTGGCGTTGACGGCGTCCTCAACGATCGCGGCCCAGTCGCCGGGGGCGATCTCGCGGTACTCGAGCACGCGTTGAGGCGTCCCATTGTTCACGATCGTGAAATTTGGCTTGCCTCCCCCACCGCCACCATTAGACGCCAGGCCACGAATCACATCAGCCTGAGCGCGCGGAAGAACCATTTCCTTTTCGTGCAGTTGGGTCATAGGGTTCTCGCCGGCGGGGATATCGAAGCCACCCTCTGCCGACGCGATCGCCATGCCTGCTGTGAGTCCTGCGCTGGCGTATCCCATTGCTCGAATCGCGAATGCCAGCGGCGGCCCGACGATAGGGCCAAGCGCCAGCGCCTTAGCGGCGCCAATTTCTGTGTTCATGATGATTTCCGCGACCGCGATTGCCTTATTCGCGATAAACAACGCCTTGCCAAGGGCGGTTTGCTCCATGCCAGCTTGCTGCATAAGGCTATATAGCTGGGATGCCGAATCCCCCGCCATGCCGAGCGCTTGCTGATCGGCCTGCATGCGCATTTCGGCTTTCACCGCCTCATGCCGAGCAGTCTCCTCCTCGATCAGTGAGTTGGCCAGCATGACGTTCTCGAGCTTCGTATCATGGAAAAGCTGCAATTGCTCTAGGCGGTATGCGTGCGCCTCATCCTCGGCCTGCACCTCAGTCAGCAGACCCATGCGGATCTGCTCGACGTTGGCTGTATTTTGATCGGTCAGCCGTTTCGATTCCTCGACAAATTTCTTTAGATTGTCGGCGCTCTTTTTCTCCGCTGCGTCTTCCGCCTTCAGTGAGTCGATAGTTGTCTGGTGCGCAAGCGCGGCGATCTTTTGATCCTCAGTCATCTTGCTCGTCTGGAGTTGGTAACTCAGGAGCGCGGCACCGACAAGTCCGTATGCCTCAGCCTGCTCCTTGAGTCTGGCTACCAGCTTTGCACCTTCCTCAAGCCCCTTTTCCGCTTCGCTCTTACCTTCCTTTTTCGTCGGGTTTTTTGCGCTAGGCAGGCGAGGCGCCGGCGGCTTATCTTTCGAGACTGGGGCGCCATCAGCAGTGATCTTGGGGGCTCGATCAAGAATCTTCTTAATGAAAATTTCATGGTCGACCAGCGCCTGAGCCTGATCGCGCGCCATCGCATCGCCGATCAACTTGAAGCCCTGAAAGTCCAGCGTCGCCAACGCAGCCAGTTGCGCGGCCGTTCCGCCAATCTCATCGCCGACCATCTTAAAGGTGTACGCGACTTCAGATCCCACCACCAGGAACGTTTCCAAAACGGTGCGGATAATTTCAGACGCCAGAGTGAATTTCTTCGTCTCTTCAGTGGCGCCTAGAATTTCCGCCGCTACGACGTTTAGTGCCGGCAGAACTGCCTCAGCAAGAACGCTTGCAAAACTGTTTTGCTGGACCGTCAGCTTGCCCATAATGTCGTTGAACTCGTCTGACATATCGGCCAACTCAGTAGTCATTCCGCTGTACTTTTTTGCGTACTCGGTATTCTCCCGAAGCGCATCACCGCCATCATTCAGTAACGGGATCATATCGGCGCCGGCTTTACTGAACAGCACCATGGCAAGCGCAGCCTTCTCCGGGCCGTCCTCATATTTGGCGAACTGGTCAGCCACTTCCGCCATGACGACATCAGCCTTTTTCAAATTCCCTTGGGCATCCAGTACATCAATTCCCAATGCCTTGAACGCGGCTCCGGTTTCTTTTCCGCCCTTGGCAGCATCCTCGACCGACTTGTTCAACTTCCCTGCAGCCGACACCATTGTCTCAAGGCTGCCGCCAGCTTGGCCGGCCGCGAAGCCGAGCCCATTCAGTTCCTCAATAGCGATGCCTGTCTGCTGCGACATGTCGCGCAGGTTGTCCGCTGCGTCGACGGCGCCCTTGACCAGCGAAGCCAACATACCGACCGACACCGCGCCGGCGAGCGCACCAATGGCGAGCTTGGCGACATTTACCGCGCCCTGCATACGGGTCATGCTCTGCTCTGTGCGCCTCGAAGCCTCGTCCATGTTCTGGTTGAACCGGACCATGTTTGCTTCCAAAGTGACAACTAAATTTCCGAGATCCGCCATTGTCTGCCCTTGAAAATGCCCGAAAATTGAGCGGTGTTACTTTGGTTGCTTTGGCGCGATGCCGAAGATTGCGGCGCGAATCAGGTTCGACTGTGCGACTGGATCGTCGATGAATTCCGGCTCGCTCTCGCTCACCACTTGGTCCATGTCGCGATCACCAAGCTTGAAGTCGGAGGCCGTGTAGTGCTTTTCAGGCCGGCCAAAATGGGCATTGGCAAGCACCGCTGTCGCGTCGCCGTGACGCTGATCGGCAACAGCATCGCCAAATGGCTCGACCAGATACATGGCCTGCCATTCGGTGAACTCGGCCGAATCCATCTCGGCCTGCAGCTGCCTTACTGTTTTACCGAGGTGCCCGGCAAGGCGGAACCAGAATCGCCGCTCTGGTCGCTCTCGGAGTTTTTTGCGGCGACCTCGACCGCTTTGCCGCCCAGGCCGTTAAGGCGCATCGCGACGGCGGCCGGGGCATCGATCGACGCTGCGCTCTTGGCCTGCAGCGCCTCGACGTCGTCCATGGTGAACAGGCGGTTGCCGGCTTCATCGATGCAGGTTGCGGCCAGCAGCGCGGCCGAGAACTTGCCGACGGGCAGGGCTTCACCATCCGTCGCGATGGAAGCGCGGAACTCGTCGCGCTCGAAGCCGGTCATGACGCGCACGCGCACGGAGCCGTCCCACTGCGGGACTTCGATGTCTTCGTGCTTCAGGTCGTGCGCCCCGAGAATTGCCGATTTAGTGAGCAGTCCCATGATTAAGCCCAGGTAACGGCGCCGGAGATTTTTACATCAACCTTGCCTTTGAGGACTGCATTCACGGCGCCGCTTACCGGCATGGACTTGACCAGCCCGTCAAAGGTGGCCACACTCACATCTGGCAGTGTCAGGCGGAAGCCGCTCAGGGCCCCGCTGACCAGTTTGGCGCGCAGGGCGAGTTGGCCGGCGTCGGCGACGATGCGCTTGAGCTCGAAACCGAACTTGCCGTTGTCGACCAAGCCGCTGATGAATTCCATGGCGACGCTGTCGAGGTCCGTCACGTCGAGATCGCCGGCCGAGCCGTCAAAGCCGTCATACGACAGAAACCCGTTGATCTTGGTGAAGGTCTGCGGGGTTGCCGTGCCGCCCGAGGTGTAGGTCAAGCCGGTAGAGTTGACCGCCAGCAGGGCAAACGTGTCCGCCGTCTTATTGGCGATCGTGAACTTACTTCCGTTCAGCGAGGACATGGTGCCAACGATGGCGGCCAGCGTGACGACGTCACCGTTTGCCAGTCCGTGCGCAGTGCTGGTGACGATAGCCGGGTTGCCGACCGAGATTCCGGTGATGGTCTTTGCCGCGCCCGAGCCGGTTGCAACTTCGATGGTGCTGCCTTGTGCCGAGATTCCGCTCATTTCATTTCCTTTGGTCGTAAAAAAACCCGCTCAGAGCGGGCGGGTTGGAGGGTGGTGTAAGTTAGTGGTGCCAGACAGATACGCTCAGCATGACGCGGTGAAGCTTGTTGTCGTCCTCGCGCATGTCCTGCTCTGCGATCAGCACGTTTGCGAGCGCCCAGCCCTTCATCGCGGCTTTGAGTGCCATCGCCGTCGTCTGCGCTTCGCCGTAACTGAGTGCGTACACGTCGGCCTGCAATCGGGTGTTGATCAGGTTGCCAGTGCCGCCGTTCGTATCGAGCGTGCTTTGCTCGTCGGCGATCACGCGGAAATAGGTAATGTACGGGCCGACATATGCCGGCGCATCGCCCTGCGGATAGACGCGGCCGGCCACCAGTGGCCCGGCCAATGCCACAAAATCTGTTTGCATGCTCATCGGTTCGCCAGTTCTTGCGCGGCTTTTTGAATGCCTTCGTCGATCTTTTCGCCGATGATCCTCACGGCATCCTCCTTGCGCGATTCAAAGGCCGGGACCAGGAACGGCTGCGCAGCCATCTTGGACGTCCCTAGCTCGATGAATTTCCAGTAAAAACTGTCCTTCTGAATATTGCGAGACTTGCCCGACAGGCGAGATTTCTTGCCGCTGCGGACGAAAACGGAATACCGCGCCGCGAGCGGCCCATCGCGTTGATCCTTCTCGCGCTTGACCTGGATGTCTTTCTTCATCTCGCCAGTATCGACAGGAGCGCGCGCGCGTGCCTCGTTGCGGACAGTTACGGCACCAGCGGACACCGCGCGGCGAAGCGTATTCTTCGCGACTCGCGGGCCCAGTTGCTTAAGCGCTTCGGCAAGCTCTTTAAAGCCCGTCAGGTTTTGATCAGCCAAGATTCGCCCCTCTCGAGCACATCAAGAGCAGTGTGTGGCGATCCTGCCCGAGCACAGCCTCAATGTTGTATATATTTCCACCGTGAAGCGCTCGCATCGTCGCGACTACCCCGGGGCGATAGCGAATCTTTATCTTCGTTGTGACGGCATTCTGAGTGCCGCCGGCGTTCATGAACTCGCGCCCGGTCAGGTCATCGACTGACGCAAACAAAGCCCCGTCGCCGCTCGATACAACGTTTTCCCAGGTGGTCGATGGCGAACCGTAGGCATCCTGGCCGGCGACCAGCGCTTGCAGCGTCACGCGCTGATTAAACGTCTGCGCAAGGGTGCTCATCCGTACGTCCTACAGCGGTCAAGCAGGCGCTCGACAAACTTCGATTGCGCCGTTTCCTTGAACTCGCGGCCGGTTGAATCGAACTGCTCGACCAGGCGCGCGAGAACGTAAAGCTGCACGTTCACCGGGACGTCAGCCTCGGTCGCGCCATAGCCGGCCGTGTAATTCACCTCGACCGCGTGGATCCGGTCGAACGTCTCAGGCCACGCCTTGCCGGCGGCCGGCACGATGTAGCCCGGCTCGCTGACGAGATCTGGCAGCGTGTCGGCCGGGTCCAGCGTTTGCAGCACGTTCGCGGTGTCGTAATACTTAATCGACTGAACACTTACGATTGGCGGGTGATCCAGGCGCAGCGCATCCGGGAAGGCGTCGAGCGACAGGCGCCAGCCTTGATTGATCAGCGAGCGTCCCAACTGGTGCTCGGCCTCGAGCGTGATGCCCTTGAGCCAAAGCGTGATCGAGGCATCCAGCGCCGTATCGCCCGCATCGATCCGCAGCGATTCTTTCGCCGCGGCGAGCGACACCGCCAGCGCGGCCGGCGGCGTCGTTGATTTCGTGGTCATCGGT